TATCGGTGATGATCACGGCGAACGGTCATTGGCTCACCTCGGCCGTGCAGCTCAGCTCAAGCATCCGGCGACGCTCGGCCGTTTCCTTGATGCCGGTAATCTCGTATTCCCGGCCTTCGCAAATCAAGCGGTCAGTCGGGGCAAGGTCTGCCGAAAATTCGCTCCAACGGATTGTGAACCGGGTGGTGATCGTGGCTTGCACCCGGCCTGCGTTCCAACGCTCGGCATCGCTTACATCGCGTTTCGCGGCCCAGACGGGTTCGCCGTGATCGTGCCACTCCTCGACGGTCTGGAAACCGTCATCGACCAGGACAGCCCGGCGGAATTGAACCCGACGGTCCAGATTACTTGCGGTCATGCGAACCATAGCTTTGCCTTTCTTTGGGGTTGAGCTGCGATCCGAGCGCCTTGGGCCACGGCCAGAACCGATGCCGCAGCCGCGTCGATCCGCCCATTCGAGCGGGCTTTCGCAATTTTGATGTTGTTGGCCGGATCGCGCAGACAGACGGTATCGGCGAAGGCGGACCGTAGAAGCAGGGAAGGCTTCACCTTGATCTGGCCATCAAAAGCGGCGCGGCGAAAGCGCTCGGCATCCTCGCCACCATCGCGGAAACCTTGGCCGCGCCAGACCAAGGGAGCACGAATGCCTGCCCGAGTGATTGCCTCGCCAAGCTCAGCTTGCTTGTATCGGTCCATGGTGATCGCGGAGATTGACTGATCAGCGACATGGCGGATCACTTCGACAAGCCAACTGGCGACGGGTACGGTCTTATCTCCCAGCACCGAAAGTTCGCCGCGCTCCTGCATCTCGACATAGCGACCGGCCACGCCATCGGCTTGACCGCGATCCAAGAGGTTCGGTGCAGAAGGGAAGGTGCCAAGGCATTCAAGCCGCCCGGTCTCTGGCCAATAGAACGCCGCCGCCGACATCGAGGAAGAGCCGCCGAGATCGATGCCGATCACGACACCGCCTTGGCGTGGCGGCAGACTGGCCACCTCGCAACTCAGCCATTCATCCAGGGTGATCAACATATCGCGGGTTTCGCCGGACACGCGTTCATTCCGGTTGTACAAACGAAATGTGGTAAGGCTCGACCCGCCTCGGGCGATAGCGCGGTTGGCCTGCTCTTGCAGCCATCTAAGCGAGCCGCCTATCCCGTGAGGCGCACCAGGATTGGCAATTAGCAGACTTTCCTCATCGTCGGCCGGCAGAGCTGGGGCTGGGCGATGCTCTTGGACGAAAGTGCCTTGGGACGGTTCGTCGATCCAGCGAGAAAAGGGGTGGGTGTCGTCGCTGGCACTGGTGCTGATCAAAAAGGCTCGACCATCGCGCTTGCCCAAACCAGACAGGAGCGCGTGTTCCAGCTCGTCCCCGCGATCTAGTGCCCAATGGCCGCGCTCATCGAGGATTGCCATAGTGGGCGCGCCGCCGAGCGCTGATTTGCCGTCCGCCGCGATCACCCGGAGAATGTGGCCTCCCCCCTCACCCTCGAATTCAATTTCGAGGCGGGGAGCACGGCGAAATTTGAAATGGCGCTGAAGCTCAAGCGGTAGGCTGGCAATGAAGCCAGCTACAAAATCCCAAATGATCCGGCCTTGATCTCGCGTCCGCGCGGCAGCGATGATTTCACGCCGGGGTTGGCGATCCCAGACGCCGATCAATCCGCCGAGGCCAAGCCCGGCAGTGATAGCAGACTTGCCATTGCCGCGCCCGATGCTCAGCACAGCATTGGCCGTATCGGGAGCCAGAGCGCCTTCGATGAATTGACGCTGAAAGGGTGCCAGGGTGACGGGTTTTCCGGCGTTCGGCCCTTCTGGAATGCGTAGGCTATGCATGAATTGCATAGCTCTTTCTGCCGGGGCCTGATTTTGCCAATCCGATCCGGGCGCGAAAATTGTCAAGTCAGTACGTCGGTCCTGTGCTGAAACCAAATCGTCGGCATTGGGACCATTTGCAAAGAGGTCATCTTGCTGATGCATCGAACGCATCGGCGCGGGCGCGGGCGGCAGTTCTGAGCCGTCTGCCTTTCGCCACTTCCTGCTCTTTTTTTTCTTCGCCTCGGTCATCTTCTATCCCTACGTCTCAATCTCAGTGTTCCTGCCAATCGGTTCAGACCCCGGTTGACGGTCAGAAAGCGGGTTACAGCGGCAGGGGATAAAACCCCGCCTCCCGCCCTGACCGCCGCCATGTTGCTCTGCCAATTCGGACGAGCCCCAGCATTAGGCCAGACCTGCCTTTCCCTCGGCTCGGTCCGCTCTCCCATGTTCACCGCCTTGAGGGTGGCAGTGGGGTCTTAGGGCTTGGAGAGACCGCCGAAGCGGAATAGCTGCCCTTGCGCTGTGACCCGGTCCCGGTTACGCTTTCTGCACGACAGACCCGGCTAACCCGTGAAAGCCATCTGTCGCTGAGTGGCCCGCCCTGATCCGGCGGGCCTCGTTCGTTCTCACCTCTCGATTAGCTGGACGTCTTCGGCAGGCTCTGTGCCCAGCTCGGACACCAGCCGCCGCATGATCTGCTCTTGTTTGGGAGAAGGGTGCCAGGAGGCCCGCTTTCCGTGCCGCGCGATGGATCGGACAAAGCCCATGATCCATTCGTCTGCCCCGTCTGCCATCACGCGCCGCACCACGAGGGGCCAACGGTATGTCATGATCTCATCAAGCTCTGCCGAGGTCATAGGCGTACCCCCCGATACTTGGCCCCGATCCGCGCCATATGCGGCGATGTGGTGAGGGCTTTGGCATCCATGGGCGACCGGCCGTCATAGTGCAGCGCGGCTTGGTCCATGAGGGCTTGCCGAAGGTCAGCGGGCACATCGTCGGAGGTCGCGCCGAACCCAGCCTGGTACTCGACCACCATTTCATCGGGCGTGAAGTCCAAGGGGTTGAGCAAGAGGCGCAGTGCCGGACGCGGACCGGGGATGTAATCAAACGAGGTGAAGGCCTCACCATCGACGGTCACAATCGGCGGACCTTCGGAAGCGTAGGGGCCGATGGGCATCGTCAGCACCTGCCGGGTCAGCCTGAGTTCCAGATAGCGAACCGTGATTTGCTGATAGAGCAACGCCACCTGGGCGAACCTCTCAAGCTCCATTTCGGCGGTGAGCCCAATATTGGTAATCGCTGCGTCTTCCGAGCTGCCGGAGACACGCAGATGCCCCTTGAGGGCTTCCAGATCGAAAGCCAATTGGCCGGAGTTTACGGGTGCGCGAGCAGCAATAACGCTCATAGCGGGATCTCCACTTCGCCGATGTGTCGAAAAAATGCGGCCTGATCCTGGGCGCTCATCGCTTCGTAAGCCGCCAAGGCGATTGTCTTGAGTTCGGATCGGCTGGCGTAGGAAGCCCAATGGCGGGCCTCATCCATGCCGCCGAGAAATGCGGGCAGCGGATTTCCGGCGCGGCCAAGTACGGTCGCTGCCGTCAGCTCCGCATGTTCGAGTTCAAGAGAATTGAGAGCCGCGAAGGCTAGAGCGCCGCGTTCGGTCGCATCGAGGCGGGCTGAGGCCACGCGGGCAAAGCTCGACCAGGCGTCATAAGTTCCGAGGGTCAGGCAGAACCCGATCATGCGGGCAAGCCGCTTATGCTCAGGCTTGATGTGCTTGGAGTTCCCCGGGGATTTGCGCGGAGTAGCGTGTCCCGTATGCCTGTCTAAGCTATTGACCTGTAAAGAGCTTGAAACACTGACGGTGTCCCGGTCGCAATGCTTGTTTTTATAGGGATATCTGGCGATTTTGGCATTTCTGCCGGGGTCACCATATTCACCCAATTTCACCCAATGCCGATCCTCGCCGCACAGTCTTGGCGCAATCCTTGATCGAGTGCCCCGGCCCAAACGCAAACGCGGCGCCCGAGGGGCGCCGCGTTCTCACTGTCCCAATGAGGGAAGCGCGGGTGGGGCTTATTCTTCGCCGCCTTCTGCCGCGTCTTCAGCCACTTCGGTGGCTTCTGTGCTTTCTTCTGCATCATCCTCTTCGTCTTCCTGCGATTTCAGGCTCGACGGAGCCGAAACGTTGCAGATCACGAAGTCACGTTCGATGGTCGGCTTGGCGCCTTTCGGCAGGTCGATCATCGAGATGGTGATGGTGTCGCCGATGTTCTCGATCTTGGTCAGGTCGACTTCGATCGCGTCGGGGATATCGCCGGCGGTCACGATCAGTTCGATCTCGTTCCGCACCGTGGTCAGCACACCGCCTTTTTTGATCGCGGGGCACTCTTCTTCGTTGGTGAAGTCCAGCGGAATGAAGAGGTTGATCTTAGTGGTG